CCTTAAATTTTGCGGGCGAAAAAATTGCAAGGGGTGTGGTATATGCGTACAAGTTTTGCAAAAGTTAAGACTGAAATCAAGAATTTGCCGGATGCATCAAAGCAATTGGCCATGAATTTGCTTGATAAAGCGATCTTCATGGAACAGGAACTTTTGAAGCTCCAAAAAAATTTGAAAGAAAAGGGATGGACTGAAGAATACAAGAACGGCGCCAATCAATTTGGACTCAAGAAGAGCTCAGAGGGTGAGGTTTATATTGCCCTGGTGAAGAATTACTCAACCGTCATGAAACAGCTTCAGGACATTTTGGGAAAGAGAGCAGGAGAGACCACAGACGAGCTCATGACATTCCTGAAAAGGTGATTTTATGACAGAACTCGAACAATATTTTGGCGGCATTCTTGACGGGAAAATCGTTGCTTGCGAAAAGATGAAACGCGTTTCCGAAATGTTGATAGAGTCCTATCTTGCGCCGGAAGAATTTCACTTTGATTATGAAATTGCAAAGCGCCACATTGATTTTATTGAGAAATTCGTCAAGCTTCCCTCGGGTAAAATCGGAACCCCGATTCACCTGGAACTTTTCCAAAAAGCAAGGCTTCAAGCCATCTTTGGCTTTGTCGACGATAATGATCTGAGACAATACAACGAAGCTTTGATTATTGAAGGCCGTAAAAACGGCAAGACCACAGAGACGGCAGCTGTTGAAATAGATATGCTTGTAAACGACAATGAGGGATCTCCCCAGGTTTACAACGTAGCAACAAAACAAGAGCAGGCAATGCTTGGCTTCAACGCCGCCCATAAGATGATAAAACAAAGCCCCATGTTAAAAAAACACGTTCAAAAGCGAACGAGTGACTTGTATTTCAACTACAACATGGGATATATAAAAGCCCTGGCAAGTAACACGCATTCACTTGATGGCCTTGATGTTCATTGTGGGGTTATTGATGAACTTGCAGCAATTAAGAACAGGGACATATATGATCTAGTAAAGCAAGGCATGGGCTCAAGGCTCCAACCCTTGCTTTTTTGTATCACAACAAACGGCTTTGTCCGGGAAAACATATTCGACGCACAATATGAGTACGCCGCAAATATTTTATCCGGCAAGATAAAAAACATAAGATTTCTCCCCTTCATTTATGAACTCGACTCAATTGATGAATGGGACAAAGAAGAATGTTGGATTAAGGCAAACCCTGGATTGGGTACCATAAAATCATTTGACTATCAGCGGCAGATGGTCCAAAAGGCGAAAGATGATCCTTCTTTCAAGCCCACTGTATTAGTCAAAGATTTCAACCTAAAACAGACAGCTGTCACATCATGGCTACGCTTTGAAGATCTCAACAATGAGCAAAGCATTGAGCCTGTATTTGATTATTGCATAGGCGGCTTTGATGCAGCTGATTCAACAGACCTGAATGCAGCTGTTGCATTGATGAAAAGGCCCGGAGACGAAAACATATATGTTAAGTCAATGTTTTGGATCCCGGAAAGTGTCATTGATGAAGCAAACAAGGCCGGAGATAGAAAAGGCCGCGACAATGTACCCTATGACCTTTGGATTGAACAGGGATATATGAGGACATGCCCCGGCAATAAATGCGACAAGAAAATATTTCAAGAATGGTTTGATGAGCTCAGGGAAAAAGATGATTTATATACGATGTTTATCGGATATGACCCTTGGCACATTGATGACTCTACTCTAAGGAGTCTCAAGGCTGACTTTGGACAAAACTCTTTAATTGCAGTTAGGCAAGGCGTTATTACTTTGTCGGAGCCAATGAAAAACCTTGCAGCAGAGTTTAAAGCTCATCACATCATATACGATAACAATCCGGTGCTCAAGTGGTGCCTGATCAATACAGAAACAAAAGCAGACGTAAATGGAAACATTCAGCCTGTTAAAGGCTTAGATTCAAGAAAAAGGATTGATGGAGTCGTGGCACTTCTTTGTGCTTATAAGGTACTGGAAGACAAAAAAGACTCTTATGTTTCAATGAACAAAGGTGTATAGAATGAGCATATTTTCAAGAAAATCTAAAGTTGATGAGTCAATTGAGAAAGGCGTGAAAGAATACTTTGAACTTCTCAACGCTTATACTCCCAGGTTCACAACCTATGAGGGCGGTCTTTATGAGATGGAGCTGACAAGAGCGGCTATTCACTCATTTGCCACACATGTCAGCAAGTTGAAACCTGAAGTGAAAGGTGATGATCGTCTTCAGCTGATTCTTCAGAATAAGCCAAACGCATTAATGGACACAAAGAAATATTTGTATAGACTTGCAACCGGTTACATGGTCGATAACAATGTCTTTGTGGCTCCGATGGAAGACAAAAGAGGAAACATTGAAGGCTTCTATCCTTGCATCATGGAGAAATCAGAGCTCATCAAGTACAATGGCGTGACTTATTTAAGATACACCATGAAGGATCATAATAAATTTGCCATTGAGCTTGACAGGTGCGGCATACTTAACCAAATGCAAATGAAGGATGAACTCTTTGGAGAAAGCAACAGGGTTATGAGGCCCACAATGGAGCTCATCCACACAAACAATGAAGGCATCAAGGAAAGCGTGAAAAATGCCGCGGCCATAAGATTTATTGCAAAGCTTGCCAATTCCTACAAGTCTGAGGACATCACAAAAGAAAGGGAGCGCTTTGTTTCAGAAAATCTTTCCACAAAGAATCATGGCGGCGTGATGCTGTTTGACCAAAAATATGAAGAGGTTAAGCAGATCAATTCTACGCCATACACTGTTGATGCTAAGCAGATGGAGCAGATCAGGGACAATGTATTTGACTACTTCGGCACAAACGAGAAGATTCTGAGGAATAACTTCACTTCAACCGAGTGGAATGCATATTATGAGGGTAAGATTGAGCCCTTCGCGATTGAGATGAGCCTTGTGCATAGCAATATGTGTTTTGACCTCAATCAGATCGCAGAGGGAAAAGAAATCTTATTCACTGCCAACCGTTTACAGTATTTAAGCAACACCGAAAAGCTGCAGACAGTTACACAGTTGATGGACCGCGGAATGATCACTTTAAATGATGGCCGCGAAATTTTCAATATGTCACCGGTACCAAACGGGGACAAGAGATATATACGTTTGGAATATACAGACGCAGAAAACTATGCAAAGGAGAATGATAACGATGCCAATACTTCAGGAGAGACAGTATAGAGAACTCGCGCCAATGACGGCCGAAGTAGAAAGAAAAAGAATTGACTCATCCTATTATGTCGAAGGTTATGCCGCAAAGTATGACCCTTACATTCTTTGGGAAGACGGAGACGGTCCCATTTACGAAGAGTTTCAGAGGGGATGCTTTAACGGTACCGACATGAAAGATATTATCATGCAGTATGACCATACCGGGAAAGTCCTGGCAAGAAAATCATCAGGCACATTAATAGTTGAGCCTGATGAAGTTGGCCTTTTCATGGCAGCAGACCTGTCAAAGTCCAACGCCGCCCGTGATATGTATGAAGAAATCTCGAACAAGCTTGTCACAAAGATGAGCTGGGGATTCACTCCGGGGGAATACTATTTTGACGAAGCAAGAAGGACAATCGTCCACACTTGGGTAAAAAAGATATTTGATGTCAGCGCGGTTTCATTACCGGCAAACGACAATACAAATATACAGGCGCGTTCATTTGCTGACGGATTGATCAAGCAGATGGCTGAGGAGATCAGAGCGAAAGAACTACACAAAAAGGCTTTAATCACAGCCACACTCATCAAAATCGGAGGTATTAATAAATGAATTTGAAAGAGATTCAGGAAAGACTCGCAGCCATCAGTGAGGAAATAGTTGCTGATGGTGCTGATGTTGAAGCACTTTCTGCTGAAGCTGATGAGCTTGTTGAAAAGAGAAATAAACTCATTGAAGAAGAGAAGGCAGCAGAAGAGAGAGCAGCAAAGAGGGCAAAGACCCTTGAACTTGTTGCTAATCTCGGAACCAACGAGGCAAAAGGCCTCGCAGACGACACAAAGGAGATCAAAGAAATGACAAACGAAGAGGTAAGAGCAAGCAAAGAATATGCGAAGGCATATCTTGACATGATTAAGGGAGTAGCAGCTGACGATTCTGAATGTAGAGCACTCCTTACTGAAGCAGTAAGTGGCAGCGTTCCCGTTCCCACAATGTTAGAGTCTGAGATTAAGACTGCATGGGAAGAGAACAGCCTCATGAGCTTTGTTGGAAAGTCATATTTCAAAGGTAATGTTAAGATTGGCTTTGAACTTTCCGCAACCGGCGCAAGTGTTCATGTTGAAGGCGCAGATGCTCCCGATGAGGAAAGCCTTACACTGGGCACTGTAACCATCACAAACCAGTCTATTAAGAAGTGGATTACTGTTTCTGATGAGGCCATCAGCGGCACCACAGTAGACACAATCGGCTATCTTTACAGAGAACTTGCAAAGAAGATTGTTGAAAAGGCTGAAGAGGTTCTTATTGGCAAGATCGTAGCATCTCCTGCACAGGCTACATCAACAGCTGCCGGCGTTCCCACATATAACGGTGGAACACCTGCAGAAGATACCATTATTCAGGCTATCGCTCTTCTTTCCGGTCAGGCTAGAGACCTTAGAATTGCAATGAACAGACAGACCTACGCAACATTTGTTGGCCTGGGCCTTAAGGCAAAATACAACGTTGATGTATTTGATGGCTTGAGAGACAGAGTTGTCTTCACTGACAAGCTTCCTGCATTCTCAGCAGCTTCAGCCGGAGCTACTTACGCCATCATTGGTGACTGGGGATATGGCGCACTTGCAAACCTTCCCGAAGGTGACGGCATTGCTATCAAGTACGATGACCTTTCACTTGCTGAGAAAGATCTTGTTAAACTCGTAGGCCGCCAGTATGTTGGCCTCGGAGTTGTTGCAGACAAGGCTTTCGTCAAGATCACAAAGGGAGCTGCATCCGTTTAATTAAAACCAACACAGGGGGCGCTTATGCGTCCCCTATTTTTCAGGGTGAACTATGAGCGAATTACTAAGTAAAATTAAATCATTCTTGGATATTCTTGGAGATGATAGAGATAACGACATACAGCAGATTATAGAGGACGGCCTTAGCGACATGAATCGTGTGGGCATATTGACCATCGGAGAAGATGGCACATTCATCAATTTGGATGATCCTCAGATTATCGGCTGTGTGAAACTGTTTGCAAGGTATCAGGTAAACTACGGCGGCGAAGCTGAACGTTATCAGAAAGCCTACAGACAGAAGCGTGACGCTCTATCTATTCACGAGGGTTATTATGAGGAATAAAAAAATTACTCTTGTAACAAAATACAAAGCTGACCC